TGGGTGGTTATTTTTCATGCGACGGATGTAACCAAACCGCGAGGTATTTATTATTATGGAAAGAATCCTGTTTACCCCAACCAATACCTAGGATGTAGTAAACGAAAACGTTGTTTTTGTTTTGGAGTAAAACAACCAAACAACACCGATGTATATATATATAGAATTGATAAAAGGAAATACAGTTAATGGATCATGTAAACCTCTTCAACAAAGCCATACCTACATCGCTCTGTACAATAGAACTACCTACATTGTACAATTCTCGAGCATATTTAGCCATTTAGTCTATCACACTACCATCTTAATCCCCTTAGATTTATGGTTCTTGTAATAAAATATCTTTTAATTTTTATTAATCGGCTAAAATTGCTCTTGGACCAGTACAATCTACCCATGCTTTATAAGCCGTGGTAGGAATGTACTCTATGCTATACTTTACTTCTAATCGCCAACTATCAGTAATTGATGCACCTGTAGCTAGTATATATATAGCATTTCTAGCGTGATTTGTTGAGGTCTCTAAATCGCCTCCGAGATAGGACATCGCATTTCCGAATCCGGATGCTGATCCGGTAACTAACTAATCTTACATAAAAACTGCGTCTACGACATCAGTTGGAGTCCAAACATAATCATGGTGGCTTTGCACAGATGCATTACTCGCTTCATAAGTGTTAGGATAATTTCTAAGATTCTTAGTTGTAGGAAATGGGACAGTATAAATCGACGCTAGTCCGGAATTGGTAAACACATAATCCTTACCCGGGACTTATGTGATCTAAATCAGTCCTCCTCTAGATATTTGAGGACTGGTTGGAACTAATCGAACACCTAGTCGAATTAGTCTAGCTGATAACCACCTAGCTGAAGGTGAGTTATTCGGCCCTTAGTTACCGTATAATCCACTAGTTTAATATTGCGAGAGGTCGCCTATGGTTCCTGAACCTGTTATAAACTAATTTATTAAACTAAAATTTTACGGTATTGTACCTGACCCATTCGGTGATATGGCGTCAAAAGAATGAGGGAATATAGCTATGGCAGCCCCATAGGTTCCCGCCCCTATGGGATTAGCTCCGGTACCGGTTGTAGCGTTAATCTACATTTCGATCACCTATTCATACACACTTGTATTGATAGCGTAATCGAAGTAAGGTTTAATAACCGGTACAGAAAATGGTTTCAGTACACTCATCACAAAGTTTGACTTAAATTATCGTTTGGAATTAACATTACTGTTCCTTGATCCTTAACGATATTTGTTCGGAAGGTAGACTTTTTCACTACGTTACTTCTTCTTGGGTACTGATTCTTGTTGTTTAATCTTATTGACTTAAACTTCAAGGGATTAAATCTTCTTATCTTGAACTTTATCTTAAGAAGGTTTTTATGTATATTGTTTCTGGTATTGTGGCCTCTAACCTCCTCCTAACATTCCACATTAGTTACACCCTTTACAGTAACTATTATCGTGCTAACAAGTGTAGCACATGTCTATTTTCCCTGAGTAGGGATTTCTTGTTAGGAAACCAAAATCGGAACAGGCTATACAAGTGCCTTCTACCACTATCGCTGGTTACGTCCACTATTGCTATTGTGGTAATATGAGTGATACGGCTGGTATCTCAGGGACTGATTTAGATTACGATGGTCCTCCCGTTTTATTGTTGCTAGTAATTAAGTTACTTCGTCTACTTAATCAGAGTTATGACGAAGGGAAGAGCCTAGATGGCTATGGAAATCCATCGATGGACCCATAAAATCAGTTTTCCAAGCTAATTTCGAGTCGTCCTTCTCTTCGACGACAGGATAAGCATAGGAATGGAGCTCTAGAGGTTGATACTATGTAGTTATATCAGGCGACCTCATATTCATAAATATATTCGCGTCATTATCGATGGCTGTAAGTAGAGAAGCATACTCTAAGGAATCACATCCTTTAGAATCACCTACGGTTTATATTATCTCGGAATATATAAAATCAGCATTGTTATCTAACGTCTATTAATCGAGGTATGCGATGTATACTTGAACATCGGATATATTAGCGTTATACCCTAACATATCTATAAGAACAGAGTGCATCTTATTACTCACTTAGAAATGTTCATATTTAGTAGATAACTTTCGATTATATCTAGTGGGTCCAACTGAGAGTAGTGCATACATTTAAGCATCATATAGTTAGGAATAATACGCTAAAGAATCAGAATATAATTATGCACAGATAACTCTTGCATAATTTCTATACATGTAGACTCGAGCATTACTGTAGAAACCAATCCTACTTAAAAAGTCAACATGGTAGTCAGGCAGAACTAACATGAATCTTGCGCATTAACCTAAACCGTGCACTCCTTCAGTCACGGGAGAGTATACTTATTTAAATACCTGATGGAATTTATCAAGTTCATTGGATTCAATAAGTATAAAGGTATCATCGCCTCCTACTGACAATGAAAATTTGGTTATACCAGCTAGATGGAACATAAATAAATTATATAGTATAACACGTAATGAATTACCTAAGGTTGTTCTCGTAGGATGACCTGAAAATACGGTACCACTAATAGTTACTGTGTATATTAGAGTTCTTTTACCTCTGATTTTAACAAATGAGCGTAATTTAACTTATGTATCAGTTAATATTGCATATACACTGTCTCTTAAAAATTCTGGGAGGTCCATATTTGGAAAAATGAGCTCAAACGTCTATTTTATCAATACGACATCAATCATCTCTATTAACTCTTAATGTTAATGTGAGTCGTGGCTTGAACCATCTATGGCTATGGATTTCGGATCTTTGAAGCGCTCAAACTACTTCTCAAAGTGTTTCTCGAGTTATTACATATTATAATTTCCTACATAATAAGGAACTGCTCTTTTTAATGCTTTGAGTAATACGTAATTATAATGTCCTCCTATAGCTTTAACCCACATTGGAGGGTTAAATATGTTTCTGGGACGATTTGACTTCTTTGTAAGATCCTCCCACATTTCAAAGACAAAAAATTCCCCAGATTTTGGTGCGGCTTCATAAAACATTTAGGTGTCTCCCCCTTGTTTAATCTTATCTCTAGCTGCTGAATATAACTTAGCTTTAGAGGGTGAAGATGCAGCGACGTGATTTATGTATTATTCCCAAGATAATTCCTCAATTGTCATCAACTTGACTTAATCTGTTATCTTCTCTATGATACCAGAGGAATTAACAAATGCTTTAAACTATAATAGCATTGAATAAAGAGGTCGCAATAATGTGTAACAATGCCTACCTAATAAGGCCGCTATATTGTTTATAGGACACTATGAATAACTGCCCAAGCATTTTCCCTCTACTAGTATAGGAACGTTCGGGTTAATAATCTTCTTATACCTATTAGATTTACATGCACAATAATCTGTATAATAATCTAAAACAGACTGCCCATCTAAAAAAGTTATTTCTTAATTATCTAGTTTCAAATCGAACATTCTCAGATTACTACCTATCAGTTTATTCATGCGCTACGGGTTTAACATATCAGGATTCATCGTGTGCAAAAATTAGATCGCCATCTTTGATGGTCTGGCTCCTAAAGAGGTTAAGTCATTCCAATTTTCCTCTGTTGGGTTTTCTTCACATAAATCTCCCCATGCTTCATCCCTGAATTATCTAAGTTCCTTTAAAAGGTCTATCTCCATACACCTAAAATTTATAATACCAAACTTAAACACTAGAATTACTGTATAAAGGTTATCAAGTCGGTAAGGATCAAAGCCTACGAAGGTTACATAAATCGCCTAATATAACATTTATGCATATTATAACCAAACGGTTAGATTTTTATGGATTATGATCATCCTAGTAATATTCTTCTCAGAGGTTGTATAAGGAGCAATCTTCTTGAGAATGAACCTAACTAATAGGTTTATCAGGATTAACAAGGACGAAGGAAGGTATAGATTATAATAAACAAGAACTGAGCATAGTATCATCCAAGAGTATTTCACTTTCCATTTTGCTATTTGGTCTCTAACCAGGTAATACCTAATGGCACGATCATACTTGGTCTAAACCAGTATCTAATTCGGAAGTTTCATAGCGTCAAACTCTTTTTAATTATCCTTGATGTTCAACTCAGCTACCTTCGTATAGAACCT